GCCGGTGTAGTTGGCCAGTGGAGCTGTTATAACTCCTCATCACATAACTTGTTTGTGGGAATAGTAAATAGAGTTCTCATGATCAAGAACCCAGGATTCAACTATGACGAGATTATTAGGGAACACCAAGGTCTCGACACTAAGTTGATGGAAGGGTTGCAGCACAGAACAATGGAACATATCTCCGGAGAAGAGTATTTCAGGAGTTCTGAGTTGCTACCAGTGTGGTTTGGTAACATGCAGAGCATAGGCACTAGGTTGTGTGCAGAAGTGAGAGTGAAGAAAATTACTCCTCAGGAATTTGTGGATAGTAGACCGTCGGGTAAATACCAGGCCTACGCTGAAGCACTTGAAGAGTTGAGAAGGCAGAAGTTTCTTTTGCCGAAAGATGTTCACGTAAATGTTTTCGTAAAGTGGGAACTAGTGGCATCTGGAGGCAAGGATCCTCGAATCATCTCTCCTCGCTCTTACAAATACAACATTTTGCTTGGCCAGTACATAAATAAACACAATGAACTGGCAATATACTCCGGTATAGATGCTCTGTGGGGGGAAGTTTCAGTTTTCAAGCACTGTAATTTACAAGCGATGGCTGCTGAGATAGTAAAGAAGTGGAATTCTTTCACCTCTCCAGTAGCGGTAGGATTGGACGCGAGCAGGTTTGATCAACATGTGTCAAAGTCGGCCTTGCAGTTTGAACATTCTGTTTACAAGAAATTGTGGCCAGGATGCAAGGACTTGCATGACCTTCTGAGATGCCAACTTGCAAACTATTGCAAGGGTAAAGGAGACTTGTACGATTTTGAGTACAAAGCAACTGGTAGAATGTCTGGAGATATGAATACTTCAGTCGGTAATGTGATTTTGATGACCTCAGTACTACTTCATTGGAAGGAAACACTTGGGTTAGAGTTCAAACTTGTGAACAACGGAGATGATTCTGTTGCTATAATGGAGAGTGATCACCTTGAGAGTTTTCTCAAAGGTTTTGACCTTTTCTTTGTGGCTTATGGATTCAACATGGTCGCTGAAGACCCTGTCTACGCCGTTGAGCACATTGAATTCTGTCAAATGAAACCTGTCCATCTCGACAGCGGGTGGATGATGGTCAGGAAACCGACGAGCGTGTTCAAAGACATGATTGCCATCTCGTCTAGAGGCGTAGCACACTATGATAATTACTTACGTGATGTCGGAATGTGCGGATTATCTCTTTATGCAGACTGCCCACTGATTGGTGTGTTTTACAACGCACTTAGCTCCCGCGGAAAGGAGCGGTTGGAGGGTGAGTTGAAGAGTGGTTTAGCTTACTGGATGAGGCAAGAAGGCCTTGTGAAGGTGCCTGTTGTTCCAGGTACTTACACGAAAAGGGCGTTCTTGAGTTATTGTAGAGCTTTTAACCTCAATCCCATGGTTGTACGGGAATTTGAACACCTAGTTAGAGAAGATGTGTTTGCGGCTGTCCAGTATCTGTCGCTCTTGTGTTATGAGTAACATGAAGACGAAGAACAATGCTAGGAACGGGGGGGCCGCTTTATCCTCCCCAAAGAACGTTGATTTTATCAACATGGGTCACGCAGCTCAGGCGCGGTATATTGCCGCCTTGACTAACCCTTTTGCCGCACCAGCGGTCCCAATTCCCGATTCATTCTTGCCAGCGCACTGCTGCAAGATTGGCCGGGAGGTGACTTCTGCGGTCACTAAAATGCTGCTCGTATTCGCGAAAATTGGTGATGAGTCAACTGGAGATTATCGCATGGAGTTCAAATGGTATAATGGTACCACTATGCTCGGCAATTACATTGCTGATTCTGAGTATGGCACCAGATTAGTTGCTGCAGGTATCGCTTTTGAAGACGGTTCTGCTGCTGCTGACATTGGAGGCTTTGCGACATATAAACAGACTGACAAGGCTCTCGGTGGGACGACTAATGAAGTGGTTGGGGTCGATGAACGCATCGAGCGCAACCGTGGATATGGTTCTATCACCTATAAACTCAACCGTCGTCAGATGCTTGAGTTCGAAGGCAACGGCATGGTGACCCTTGAGATCGCGTTTGACAGCCCCAAGGTTGTCATTGCTCGGTTTGCGGCCATTCTGGAAACAGATGGTCAACAAGGTTTCATCGAAGATGTCGTTAGCCAGAGCCAATTTCTCATCACTAGCTCTGTGGATAACACTCATGCTGGTGTTTTCGCTGACATCCCACATCCCAGAAGCCAAGGCCATTTACCAGCAGTCCACACTGATTTAACTCAGAGTGGCGG